ATCCTTAGCGCCACGCGCAGCGGCTGGCAGTGAAGCGCAAATTATTGCCAATGGCATGGGTGGCTTGGGTGGTTTGCCAACTACAGCAAGGGGTGGTAATGTGTCCTTTAAATCCACGCCTGCTGAAATGGATAAGCCTCGCATTTTTCAAGACGCATATCAAACAGCCGCCCAACAGTTTGCTAATGCTCAAAAAATGAATGATATTCCTGCCATGAATCGCGCACAGTCTGATATGCGAGAGATTCAAAAAGAGTTAGGCGGCGGTCGCGCTCCTTCATTAGCGCCTAATCAAGCACCACAATCCGCGCCTAGCTTTGGGTTGGAGCTTCAATCGGAATCACAAAAACAGCGCACAGCGGCTGAGAATGATGCTTATAAAACTAGATTAGTTGATACAGCAAAAGCTGATGTGACGCGAGAATCTGGATTAAAAGCAGATGAAAAACGATTTTCAAAGTTTGGGGCTGGTGTTGATGAGGCTAGAAGCCTTTTAAAAGGTGGCGCTACAGCTAGTGGTATTGGTTCTATTGTAGATGCTGGCTTGGGGTTTATTGGGCAATCAACAAAAAGCGCAGATGCTGCTGCAAAGCTAGATACTTTATCAAGCAATATGACTATGGAAGTTCCACGTATGGAAGGGCCACAATCAGACGGCGATAGAAAAGAGTACAAGGTGGCTGCTGGCATGGTTGGGGATAGAACAAAACCCATATCGCAACGATTGGCGGCGCTTGATGTAATTGAAAAAATGCATGGCAAATACGCTGATTTAAATGGCGGCGGGAAACTAAAGCAAGAGGCTAAATCCCTGCAAGAATACGGCTACAAATCAAACGACGATGTTTTACGTGATGCTCGCAACACAATCATGCGTAACCCGCAATCTAAAGCAGAAGTAGAGCGTAGACTTCAATCTATGGGTTTAAGTTTGGGAGGTCGTTAAATGGGTATGTTTGATGACTTGAATAATGAGCCAGTTGCAAGCGGTGGCGGCGGCATGTTTGCGGATTTAGTTTCTGCAAGCGGCGGTGCTAGTGGTGGATGGGATGCGCCTCAAATGTCACGTATGGAGCGATTCGCACAAGGATTAAAAGACCCAATTAGCGGCGGCGCTCAATTATTAACCAACGCATTGCCTAAAGGTATTGTGCAAGCTGGCAATGCTGCAAACAATTGGTTAGCTGATAAAACTGGCTTAGTCGGACGATTGCCAGAAGGTGGAGTCGACCAACAAATCAGAGAGCAGGAAGCGCAATATCAAGCCCGTAGAGGTGATACGGGCTTGGATGCTTATCGGTTAGCTGGCAATGTGTTAAACCCCGCTAACGTGGCGGCAGCATCCCGATTGCCTCAAGCCGCTAGCCTATTGGGTCGTGTTGGTGTTGGCGCGAGTGGTGGCGCTTTAAGCGGGTTGTTAAATCCAGTTACTGATGGCGACTTTAGCTCAGAAAAAGCAAAGCAAGTCGGTATTGGTGCGGCTTTTGGCGGTGCAGTTCCAGCACTAGCTGGTGGTGTTGCGCGTATCGTTAGCCCTAATGCATCAACAAATCCAAACTTGGCACTATTGAAGGCCGAGGGGGTTAAGCCTACTATCGGTCAATCTTTGGGCGGGTGGGCTAATTCTGTAGAGGAAAAACTGCAATCATTGCCATTTATGGGGGATATGATTACACGCGCTCGAGCTGGTGCGAATGAGCAGTTTAACAATGCAGCGATTAACCGTGCAACTTCTCCATTAGGTGTAAAAATCCAAGGCTCAGGGCAACAAGCAATCAATGAAGCTAGCGATTTAGTATCTAAGGCTTATAACGCTTCCGATGCTCTATTGGTGGGCTTTAAAGTTGACCAAACAGCACAGAAAGAACTTGCAAACTTAGCGAAAATGGCTGCGACTTTGCCAAAAAGTGAGCGTAATGTTTTTAACAATAATTTACAAAATGTTCAAGGCTCGTTATCGCCCAATGGTTCGTTGCTTGCTGATACTTACGGGACGCTCAAAAGCAAAATTGGCAAAGATGCTGCTGATTTTGCTGGCTCAAATGATGCTTACCAAAAGAAGCTAGGTAATGCACTTACTGAAATGCAATCCATTTTAGTCAACAATGCAAAGCGGGCAAATCCTGAAGCAGGTGCGTTACGTGATAAAGCTGATGAAGCCTTTGCAAATTTAGTCCGTGTTCAGGGTGCTTCAGTTGGCGCAAAAGGTAAAGAAGGCGTATTTACACCGGGGCAATTGTTAACCTCTATTCGAGGTTCAGATAAAAGCGTCAGGGATAATGCGACAGCTAGAGGCCAAGCATTGATGCAGGACTTGGGGAATGCGGGGCAATCTTTGCTTGGTAATAAAGTTCCGAATAGCGGAACAGCCGACCGAATAATGCTTGGCGGGGCTGGCTTAGGTGCTTATGCAGTAAATCCAGCTATCCCAGCAAGTTTGCTGGGTGGCGCAGCCATGTACACAAGCCCAATACAAAATCTACTTCGCGGCGCGGTTAGTTATCGCGGTAAATCTGCCCCAATAACAGCCGAGGCGATACGGAATCTTTCGCCATATTTGATACCTGCAGGCGCTCAATTTGGCAATGGATTGTTGGATTAACCATGCGTAAATTGGAATTGAAACAGCTACAGCAATGGCGCGAATGGTTTGGTCAAAAGTCATAAGAAACATTATAGAGGTAATAAATGGGACTAGAAACAGCAACACACATCAATGATTTAAACTCAAGCAACCCTTTAGGCTCTGATACAAAAGCTCAAGGCGATGACCATTTGCGCTTGATTAAACAAGTTCTTAAAACTGACTTGCCACTTACTACTCCAGCTACTGCCACAGGAATATCTCTATTGACGGCGGCTAGTGCAGATGCAGCTAGAACGGTTATCGGTGTAAAACAGCTTCAATCGGTTGATTATTCATTAGCTGGTAATGCGCTTACTTTAAAGTTAAATCCGACAGTATTAGATTTTCGCTCTACTACTTTAACGGACGGCGTGCCAGTTAGTGTGACCAATGCTTCGCAAATCACAACGGTAATCTCAAGCGGTTCGACGGGTGGCACTGTTAGCGCAGTTCAAAGCGATATTATTATTCTAGCCATCAACAACGCTGGCACAATGGAACTTGCTTGGGTAAATGCGGCTGGGGGTATTAATTTAGACGAAACAGGCGTTATTACAACAGTGGCTGAGGGTGGTGTTGGTGGTGCGGATAGTGCTGTCGTTATTTACTCAACAACAGCTCGTACAGGTGTTGCTTATCGTGTTGTTGGATTATTCCGTAGTACACAAACAACAGCGGGATTGTGGGTGCAAACACCTACACTGGTTCAGCCGATTGGCGGGTTGGCGCTGGCTGGTTTACGCGGTAAACTGCTAACCGATTTAACGGGCAGTCGGGCTGCTAATACCACGTATTACAACACGTCCAGCATACCTAAACAATTGCAAATTGTTGGTAATGGCCCAACAGCATTTGTGGTCTACTCACTGACTATAGACGGCATCATTGTGAGTTCTTTCCAGCCATCAAATGCAAGTGCCGTCGGCACACTATCAGGCGAAGTGCAGCCGGGTAAAAGCTACATTGTGACGACTGGTTTTGTTCCGACAACTTGGTCTGAAACGGTTTAAGGAGTAAATATGCACTACAAAGACCTACAAAACAAGCTTCACTGGATTGACTCTATTGCTGATGAGCATTTTCTCCCTGCTGGTAGTGTTGCAATTACAGACGAAGAAGCCAATGTGATTAGACAAGCAAATGCACCTCAAGCGCCGCGCATTACCCGTGTAACCATGCGTCAAGCTCGATTAGCTTTACTTGGTGCTGGATTGTTGTCAACCGTCAACAGTTCTATTGCAGCCATGACTGGCTCGCAAGGCGATGCGGCTCGAATTGAATGGGAATACTCTCAAGAAGTGCAGCGTGACCGTGGATTAGTGTTGGCGCTTGGTACGCAGCTAGGCATGACAGAGGCGCAATTGGACGCGCTATTTGCAGCGGCAGCAGCTATTCCATGAAGCTAGGACTAAAACGAGGCTCTAGCGTCTGGTCGGTGCTTAACCGATATTTACTTCGTACTCAATGGTCACATTCTGCCATTGAGATAAGAGGTAGATTGTACGAATCAAACGCGCTCAAAGGCGATAAACCCCGCGCTGGTGTTCGAGATTATGACCTCACAGAATCAGACGCTAGCCAGTTCGTTTGGTTTGACCTTGGAAATGATAAAGACGATGAAGCCCTTGCTAGATATGAGAAAATCCGAGGTTGTGGATATGACTATCTTAGCCTGATTTCGTTCGCAATACCCGCTAAAATACGTGATGCAAAGCGCCATTATTGCCACGAGGTTGCATTGTTTTTAATGACTGGCATCGAGGGTGGTAAGTTTTACAAAACGCCTGAAATACTTTTGTTTAATGCTTTGAAGGAAAAATCATGAAACTTGAAATACGCGATGTAATTGGCATTACTCTAGCAATTAGTGCAGTTTTATTCTTTACGGGGCTGGCAGTAGTTCCTTTTGTGACTAGCGTTACTCCTGACGCAATACAGCAAAACATCATGTATGCAATCGGGCGTATTCCCGTAGTTTTTGCTGTGATATATGTGTATCTAAACATTGGAGGTAAGTGATGCAGTCAATGTTGAATGACGATGCTGGTATTAAATTTACGGTCGGTGGCTTTGCTACATGGTTTATATCCCTTTTAAACAATATTGACTTAACACAAATGCTCGGTTTTGTAGGCTTGGTAATCGGTCTAGTCATTCAAATAGCATCTTTTGTACGCAATCATAAAGCCGACGAACGGGCAAAACTACAGCATGATTTACAAATGAAAGTGCTGCAAAAAGAACTGCAAGGGGACGATAAATGAAAAAAATTAAATGGGTAGACAACCCAAAGCAAATTTTATTCAGCTATTGGAGCATCAAGGCGAAGGCTCTGGGTGTGGCAATTCCTATTTCTTGGGCTGTATTGCCAGAGGCTTGGCAAAAGGCTTATTTCCCTGACTGGGTTCCGCAATCAATGGCTTATGTTACTGGCGCGTTTTTATTTGTGTCGTTGCTATGCCAATTTATCAAGCAAGACTTGCCAGAGCCTAAAGAATGACACCCGCACAACTATCCCAAGCTACGGGCGCAAGAATTGACCGAGCGACTGAGTGGTTGCCCGTCATTGAATCGGCTATGCGTGAATTTGGCATTGATACCAAACAACGGCAAGCAATGTTTTTAGCGCAAATCGGGCATGAATCAGGCGGTATGAAGTACACGGTAGAGATATGGGGGGCAACGCCTACACAAACCCGTTATGAAGGGCGTAAAGACCTTGGCAACACCCAAGTAGGTGACGGCTTCAAATATCGCGGTAGAGGGCTTATTCAGACAACGGGGCGCTATAACTACGAAAAGACTTCGGACGCGCTTGATGTTGATTTTTTGAGATACCCTGAATTACTAGAAGAGCCGCAAAACGCTGCAAGGTCGGCGGCATGGTGGTGGCAGTCACACAACCTAAACCGCTTTGCTGATGCTGGCGATATTGTCGGTTGCACAAAGGCAATCAACGGCGGCACGAATGGGTTAGAACATAGAAAAAAACTCTATGAAGCGGCTTTAAGCGCAGTACCTGAACCCGTTGCCACTTCGCCACAATTGACATCTAGCCTATTTGAGCGTATTCTTAAAATTATTTTATCGCTACTAAAAAGGTAAATTATGTGGTTCACAATCGGATTTTTACTAGGTGCTGGCGTGGTGATTGCTTTTAACGCAGGCTGGCTAGATACGCCTCTAGCATGGGTGCTACGTAAAATAGGGTTACGAGCATGATAGACCCCAATATCGAACACGCTCTCGCGCCTGATAAGATAGACTGGAAAGAGCCTTTGTGGGCTAAGTTCAAAAGCTACGCTATTGGCTTTGGTGCAGCGGTTTTAGTTGTCGCGCTGCTTTTGTCTGTGCTGTATCTCTGGAAAGGGTCGGAGGCGGCATTAGCCCCTCAAACTGAAATAATGACGATTGAACCGATAGCGCCTACAAAGCAATTTGTTGAACCTAATAAAAAGGTTGTAAAGCCTGCTAAAGCTGTAAAAAATCCAACTATTTCCAAAATAGATACAGTTCAAAAACCTAAACCCGCCGAACCTTTAACCCAATTTGACCGTGATTTAGCAGAATTTGAAAGGAAAATCCCATGAGAGTATTAATCGCTGTAGTTTTATTTGCCGTCTTTGCTACTGGTTGTGCTAGTGGTGGCAATCAAGCCTATACCGCCGCGCATAAATCAGCGTCTGACCGTGGCATTGCAGAAGCTAACGCGCGCGCAGAGGCTGACAAAACCCTAGCCCTAGCCGTTGCAAGCGCTGCCAAGGGTTGCGAGAGCGATGTTTGTCGCATGGGCGCTATGCTGACCTTTGCAAACATGAAAGCAGCGGCTGGCTCTGCTATTCAAAGCGCTGCTCCAGCTATTGCAGCGCCTGTAAATGAGATGCTTGAATGGGGTAAGCTAATTGTCCCCGCTGTAGTCGGTATGCACGCTAATCACCTAGGCACTGTATTGGGTCTGGTTAACAGCACAAAAGGCGCGGCTGACAAAGACATTGCAAACAACGGCATTACAGCCATTACACCAATATCGCCTTTCGCTCCAGCGCCATGATAGATAGGCTTGTCTCAGTTGCTTTAACGACTGTAGTCGCTATTGGTTTGGTTTGGTTCTTTGATAGCAAAATCCGAGCATATTACCAAGCGCCATTGATAGCGCAATATGAGGAAACTCAAAAGCTGCAAAAAAAGCAAAATGAACTAGCCGCCTCACAGTTCAAAGCGCAAAAAGAAGTCACTAAAACCGTCTACATTGACCGAATCAAGGAGATTAATACCTATGCTGCGACCTTGCCAATTGATAGCGCTTGTAGGGCTACTCCTGAGTTTATCAGGCTGTTCAACAATCGTTAGTTCAAAGCCTGAGATTGATGGCAGCTTAATAGCGCCATGTAAACCGCTGCCTGATGCACAGATAGCAGTAGGTGACGACATTAGAATTGCAGCGCCTAAGCATCTAGCTATTGTTGCAAAGATGTATAACGATTGTGCAGCACAGTTGACAAACTTGGTTGACGCTGTAAAATAATTAAACAACACCCGCCACGCTTAGGCGCATCACGGCGGGTTACTTTTCCTTCTCAGTCTGTACGCTCAAGTTTATATTTGGGCTAGGGCTGGCGGGATGCAATATCTCCCTTGGTTAACGCCTTGGGGGATTTTTGCTTTTCTATCGGACAAAATCAAGCAAGTTTTTCAAATTCTTATCACATTTGAAAATGGAAAAGTCTGTAAACTATTGATTTAAAAAGACTTTCTATCACTTTTAATTTCATTATCTGGGCGATAGAATAATGAATTGTTTATCGTTCATGTGGACTCCTTAACACTTTTATGATTTCGATTTAAATCGTATTTGTCGATGTTTTCCTGAGTGATTTCAATCAATTTAATAGGCAGGCCGTGCCATGCTTTTTTGACAAAAGATGACCACGATTTAGCGTTTTCTTTGCTTGAATATCTGGCTTTGGTGGCAACCCAGCCGCTAGGTGCTAAAACGATGTGAACGTAGGTCATGTCGCTTCCTTAACAGCACCGCCGCAATATTGGCAGAATTTGCAATCGTTTTCTTTGATGCCTCCATCAATAAAAGTAAAGGCGTTACCGCATTGAGTTTCAAACTCCTCGTCAGAATCGGCATTTACCCACACACAATCAGGCTTATCAAGCTCTCTTAGGCGCCGGGCGGCTTCCTTCATCAATGCGGCATCTTTGAAATTGCCCGATGCTTTGTCGTCTGATGCTTGTAAACGCAAGACCCTAATTAATTCATGTGTTGCCGTCATTTCTTTTTCCCAACTTCCACATAATAGTTGTCAACCAAATAATCACAGCCTTTCGTTGTTAAAACTCCAATCAACACTCCAAAAATAATCATTATTATGAAAAATGATCCCCATCCATCACCCAAATAGCCGCGCTGATATTTCTTTTTAATAGTAGTAGTCATGCTTGCTTACCTTCATTTGTGGATGTATTTGCGCAAAAACCTTGGCAGTCTTCGTCTTTATCAACGCCTCCGGTGTACCATGTACGCCTGCACTTTCTAGGTGCATCTTTCCATTCGGTGTTATGGCAATAAACCGCATGGTTTTCAACGCGATTGCCATATTTGCAAGGTTGGTCAAAAGCGCTTTCGTCCGATACCAATTCGACTAGGTTAATCATGCTTGCTTCCCCTCTGCTATGGCTGGTGCTGCTGGTAGTGGCATCCAGTGCGATACTTGTTCAAAATCAAAGTCATCCCAGCCCATGCCAATCTCAACGGTATTGTTTGGATAAGTCATAACTGGCGCTTCACGTTGCATAGACCATGTTGTGCAATACGGGTAAGCAGCGCCATATCGGTTCAAAACCCAAACAACACATTCAGTTTCTGGTTTTGGCAATCGCTCACTCACTGGCATCCACTTGTTTTTTTGAGCCTCCGCAATAGCGTTATCAGCGACGATTCTGCAATCGTTGGCTACTTGCTTTGCATCGGCTAGTTGTGCTCTAAGCACGCCTGCGACACTCTCTTTAAAGAGTGAGACTTTGATTAGTCTCTCGTTTTCTGCTTCTAGCTCGGTGATGCGGGTTTGCATTGGCGTGTCATATTGCTTTCTTGCTGCCCAACCCCATGCAAAAAACCCTTGACTATTAAAGTGGTCGCTGACCGTCCATTTTTCGGAGGCTAGTTTTAGTTTCAGCAAATCCCATGCAATCAGCATAGATGTATTGTCGTGTTCCGCTGTGCTCATTTTGCTAGTCCTTTAATAACTGCGTTGTAGGCTGCCGTAATGATTAACTTCGCATATTGAGAGAATGCCATGTCTTTGTGATATTCATCAACCATCTCATCCGTAACATCATCAGCCGTTATGGGTGTAAGGGCTTGGGGTGATGTAGCTTTTAAATGTTTGTCATTTTCAGCGCCGACAAAGCTAACCCAGCGGCCTTGCAAGTCGTGCTTTAAGTTCTGCAATGATGTGATATTTCCAACGCTATTGAAGTTCAGCTTTACGCGCATACCGTCAAGTAGGTATTCCACTGGCTCTGCACTAAACATAGGTAGAGATTGCAGTATGTTAATCACATCTTTAACAAGCGAAACTTCATCAATTGCTAAATCCTCATTTAGCTTAGAAAGTATTTCATCACGCTCTACTGTGGTCATTATTAGTTTGTCAGTCATTTCAAATCCTTTTTAATAGCCTCATCAATCAATCGCTTTATCCAAATATCAGCGCCACGTTTCTCAAACTCTGGTTTAAGTTCTAGTGGCAACCTAAGACGCACAACAAAAGTAGGCGGGGTAGGCGGTCTACCTGCTCCTATTCGTTTACCGCCGCTGGTCATTAGTATTCGTTCTCGATCGCCACGAAGTTGTCTCCAACATTCCCACCATGGATGCAAGATGCACAATTTTGGCCTGCAAGTGGTTCGTTGTAGTGCAGGGAGCACCCTGTATGCCACTAATGTATTTTCTGCGCTCAATAACCGCATGTACGGAGCCGTTGTATTCGGATGCAATCAAGTTTGTTATTGGGTGACCAAACCATTTCTCGCAATCAGCAGCAAACCTATCATTGTCTGAATGCTCTTCCCTCACAACACATCTAGCTATTACTACGTTTTTGTTTCCGTATTTCGCCAAGGTAAGTTTGGTAGCAACTGCACTAGCAGCTCCGCACGAAAACCAAGATATTATTCTGTTCATAGCAACCCCATCTCTTTAAGCAAAGCAATCACATCTTCACGGCTACCTGTCCATGTTGGTTGCTTGGGGCGAAGTTCGTATCGACCGCGACTAGAATCAGAATCAAAATCACCGCCAACATTCACCCATGCACCCGTAGGTGTAGTAAACCAAACATCATGCGTCTCTCTCTTCGCCTTCCACTCAGCCGCTGCCTGCTCAGGTGTGACCATATTGCCGTCTAGTTTGATGGTGGCTTTGGTGCGATAGGTGTAAGTGCCTTTACCATCAAAATCTAAATTCCAACTCCCTGCTTTGATTGCGGTAGGGTAATGCCAATCAGCCGTACCACCCAGCTTACGCTGCAACGCCTGCGCCTCAGTCCTCAACATCCTGATAGCTGTATCACCGTCTTTTGAAACGTAGCAGCTTATGTCTGTGCAGTGGTATTCGTATTCAGGGTGAAATTCAGGAGCGCCGAAGCAATTAATGAGCGGCAGCTTTGGTACTTTATGTTGCCACAAGTAAAAATGTCTAGTATCGTCTCTGACTTGCTTGGCATACTCAACGCGAAGGGCGGCATGTTTGTCCACTGGCTCAGGCGGCGCTTGCTTGATGGCGCGGTATTTTACCTTCCAGCTATTATCTGATTCCTCGTACCCACAACCGTAAAAGCACGTAATCCAATTAGTCCAGGGCGCATTATTTTTGCTATATTTATACTCAGCATTCTCCACCCCAAGCTCTCGCGCCTGTGCAGCAGTGATGTATTCGCTTTCTTGCTGCGATTCACGTAGTTTTTGTTTATCAATAAATGACGTTGGGGTGTACCATGCGCTGCCTTCGTTTCCTTGCTGCTCTGCTAGGGCTATTTCAATGGCTTTGTTGGCAAGATTTGCTTGATGCTCACGTCCAAACGAATAAGCCGTCATCCAGTTCATCCATGCATATCTCGCCACTTCATCCAGATAGTGACCGTCTGCATCTTTGTTTAGATTAAGCTCAAGGTTTGATTCTTCAAAATGTGCTTGAATTTTTGTCATTTGTTGAATAGTCATTTCATTCTCTCTTTAGTTAATAAAAACCTGTCTTAAATTCCGCTCGTATGATTAAGGCCAGCGGTTTGCGCTAAGAGCGTTGTCAGACATTGCAACATCGGTTAATGTTTTTGGTGGTTGGCCTTCAAGGGATTTAAAAAGGAATGTCATCATCCATATCGTCAAACCCACTACCTGCTGGCTTTTGCGGTGCTTTAGGCGCTGCATTTTGTGGACGTGGTGCGCTAGGTGCGGCTTCACTATCACGACCGCCTAGCAGCTGCATTTCAGTGGCGATGATGTCGCAAGTGTTTTGCTCGTGTCCGTCTTTATTGGTAAATTTGCCGTATTTCAAGCGCCCTTCAATGTAAATCGGGCTGCCTTTTTTGACGTATTGCCCGACAATTTCAGCCAACTTATCAAAGAATTGGACACGATGCCATTCTGTCGTCTCGATAGATTCGCCTGATTGCTTATCTTTACGGCGTGATGTAGTGGCAATGCTGATGCTACAAGCGGCTTTACCGTCTGGTAAGTAGCGTAACTCAGGGTCTTTGCCAACGTTGCCTACTAGAATTGTTTTGTTTACTGATGCCATTTTTTAGTCCTTTGGTAATGAATTTTTATGTTTTGTGAGTGCCGACCTCACGTTTGATGGCAAGTGATACCATGCGCCCATTTTCTCGCTATTGTCGGTTAGCCCTGTATATTCGTCATAAGCACCGATAACATCGTCTGCATTGAATCGGTCAGTTACTGCGTTAACAACTGCCATAACGATGTTTTGACGCTCTTGAGTTAAGCTGTCAAACTCTTCTTTCATAGCGTCACGCCCACTGATTTTAGGTACTGCTGGTTTTTCTTTTTCGGACTCGGATATTGATGCTAACCCCTCGCCATTTTCAGTGTTTAAGTGGTGAATAGCATTCTCTAGGCGCTCAGTCTTAGGCCAGTATTTGTAAGCCTGTTTTACGCAGGTTTTTTTAATCATTTCGCCTTCGTCAGTCCCCCATGGGCCGGGGCTGTTTGCTTTCTTGGCAATCCATGACTTCCAAGCGCTCGAACGGTCACGGATTGCGTAAGCCTCATCAATCGTCATGGTATGCGTTAAATATTCGTCGTGAATGGTTTTAATCGTGACATACACGCCAACAACTAACCCCCGCTCTTTGCTGAATGGGTTAAAAGTATGGCTAGGCGCTTTGTCCAGCCCATTCAATGCAAAGGTATCTAGCTCGTGAACCAGCGCCGCCTGCGCCCATTTAACCGAGCCTGTAGCCTGTGCCAAGTCCATCAAGCCCATGTAGCTAATGTCTAGACAGATTTTGTTATCGCGTGGAACTAGATACGCTTGCTTTTTTGCAGGGTTCAAACTGATGCCAATAGCTGCAATATTAACAACAGCGTCCACAACGGCTTGGCGATTGTTTTGTGCTGCCTTCATCATGTAATCGTTTTTACCAAGCTGCTGAATTGCAAAGCCAGCTTCACGGTCAAAACTGATTGAACGGTCAACTAATGCGCCGTCGAACTGGTCGCGGCTTGCGTAAATATCGCCACTGATAACGCTTAGTGCGTTTGCTGTACTCATAAATCTCCCTGTTAAAACTAAAATTATGCCGTTGTTTTTGTAAATGTCTCTAGGTACTTACCCTTAGTCACCAAAATGCGCATGAGCTAATAAAATTAGCCCTAACGCGCAAGCAACGCCTATGTGTAAATGTGGCGATACTACTATTAATGCGGCTAAGCATTTAAATTTGCTGTCTGTCATAGTGTCTTACTTATTTCAGCGGCTGCTCGGACAATAGCTAGTCTGGTTGCTGCGTAGTGGTCATCGCCTGTTTCATCAGAAAATACCATTACCTCATTGGCTTCCGATGTAGATGCTACAGACAGCGCCTTGGATGTATCTATCCTCATTTCCAGCGTCACAGCCAATCTAAGCGCATCACCATCGTCTGTGAGTGGATTCCAATTGCCGTGGCAATCACGCACCCAGTCCAATGGATAGCTAATGCGTGGACAATCTGGAAAATAAGCCTTAGCAGCAAGCTCTAGCATTTCAATGTCTGTCATATCAATCCTTTGTTGGTGGTGCTGGTAGTGGCATCCAGTGGGTAGCTCCACTGGGTAGAGTTGCACCATCGAAATAAAAATTTAGCATTGTCGATATTGTTCGGTGGAGTGACCTGTATCTTCCGCTACCAATAACGTTTCCAACGCAAAGTAATATTGGTTCGCCATCCTTCGGCGCTGTCTCAATAGGTTGCCATTCGTTCATAAGTTCCACCATGTTAAAAAATAAAGTAAACCAACAGCGCCCAAAATCACGCCAATAACCCAGATAGCAATCATTGCTAAAAAGTCTTGGCTATATCCAAGCGGCGGCGCGTCTACCTTGGGCATGTAATTAGGCGGCGTTTCAGGCTTTGCCATTAGTCGATTGGATTCGTACTCAGAGCGGTTCATTTAACGCCTCTTTTCACTGCATCAATCACGCATAGGGCGGCGGCTTTTTCGATTGAATCGGCTTTGTATTGCTTTGTCCCGTATTCTTCAAAAGCCATATTCACATTGTGTCGAATAAACAGCCCCCACCTCTTACAAATAGCCACAAAGATAACGGGGTCGCGGTAGTCGAATTCTTTGCTATAGCCGTACCCTTGGTAGCTGCACAACACAATGCCGTCAACAATGAAGCCAGTTTTTGAAGTTTTTATCCATTCAAAAGGGCTGAGTTCAGCCCACCCCATAGCCTTAGCTAGTTCAATATTGATTTCCAAGTCGCTCATTTAGTAGTCTCCAATACTGGAACATTCGCATAAGTAACGTCTCTGATTTTGATTTTCTTACCGCTAATCTGCTGCGAGTAATCAGCAATCGCACCCTCTGGCGACTTGCTATTGCCGTATGCACTTCTTAAAATGCATGTGTCTTCGCAAACTTCAACACGCTCAAAAGAACACGTCCATCGATTGTTTTGCTGAGGATAACGAGTTAATTTAATCTCTAAATCCATGCAATCTGCATAATCATAAATATTCATTTCAGGCTCACTTTCTGAATTGATTTGCCCGCTCTAGTGGTATCACCTCCAAACCACCATGCATGGCATGTTTTATCTGTAACCTTCTTAGCCATCGTCTCAGCTATATCAGATTGACCAAGCGCATATCCCGCCGCAAAGCCGTCTTTGTGTGTGTCGGCTAGTTCTGTATCGTGCATTTTCTCAAGCCCGATAATCATGCATACCGCAATAAATCCAACGGCTAGGGTGCTTCCGACTGGTGCTTTCATGCTTTCCCCTCTGCTTTTGCTATGGTTGCGCGGGCTTTTAGTAAAGCAGGGTTTTCGCTGCTAGCTTCGTATTGATAAGACTCAACCATGTCGCGCAAAGCCTCTAGCAACTCTGAATTAATCGCTTTCAGCTTTTCAACTTTTAGCAACTCACGCGCTGCCTTGTCGCCAGCCGCTGCTTCTTGTGGTGTATCAATCATGAGTAGTATCTCCTCTAACAAATCCAAATTTACGGTCTAACACTTCGTTTTCAGCTTGTCGCGCTGCTCCTGCTTCACGTTGTCGCTGGTAGTAATTGCAATCATCAATCAAGTCGTCAGCAAAACCAAAAAAGAAAGCGTTTTTTTCATGTTGACTAAAATCCGTACTAGACTTTACTTTTTCATTCACAGCCTCAAGCAAAGCCGTCAATTCCTCTAGCGTCAGATTCTTGACCGCTGATAGCGCTTCAAGTGTTGTGTTGATTCTCATGTATCCCCTTTGTTGATTGAAAATAAGTGTTTTTAGTTGGGCGGCTGGACTATTCCCCAGCTTGGCTTACTGTGCGGTTTCAGGTCGGTAATAGCTCTTCTTTGCCTCCGCAGCTCAACATACCCCCTGTGCATGGCTTAGTGACAACCCCCATGCAAGCGCCCAACTAAAAACACTCTATATCGCAAAACTCACATCACTACTAGTAGCTAGACCCCCGTCACCATCAATTCGGTTAAAGCATGTATCGGTTGCTTTAGGTCGTATCGTTTGTTTGTGCGATGTAGTTATTGTATAGCAAAGTTGAATGACTGCAACAACTATTTTCAACTAAAAACCCTAATAGGGAAACTACCTAGTTGTAAATGTTGTTATACCGTAGTAGAATTCACGCATGACTAAAAAACAAGCAATCAAACACCTAGGCGGTACAGTGCAGTTAGCTGCGCTTGCCATTGGAATATCAGACAAAGCCATCTATAAATGGCCTGATGTTCTAACCGATAAACTGAGAGATAGGGTAGAAGCTGCAATGGCTAGAAAGGGTAAAAAATGATACGCAATGGATTTACTTGGGACTACGTACGCAATCAACCCCTCCCGCCCCGTAGCACTCCCTACACAGCAAAGCAAATCACTCCAGACGCAGAGCGAACCAAGAAAGCGGCGGCATTTAAGGCTCATGCTTACAACTCAATTGCAACACCTGCGGAAAGTGACCGCACGAATAGAATCAAGTATGTTTGCATCTAGCCCACGTATTTACTGCCTGAACAGCTATTAAATTTATAACAAAGGTAACTATGCAAGTTAACATCGTTATGCACTCTTTCAATGCTATTGAAGCAAGGGCGAAAAAAGCCGCGCAAATGGGGCTAGATGGGAAAAATGAATATGAGCCTGATACCGTGGCGCATTACATCTACAAAAATGCTTATGAAGCCGAAAAACTTAGATTAACACAGGAGATTGAACATGAAAACAACCCCGCCCAGCTTTGACCGTGACGGCTACGGCTACCTTCTAAAATTTATCCGCAAGCAAAAAGGTAAACCATTCAGCGCTGAGGATGTTACCCTAAGCGCCATGAATGATGGCATAGCCCCACCTGACCTTCGCAACTGGGGCAAGATGTTTGTACAAGCCCGTAACGATGGCTACATACGCCGTTCAAGCTATGTCTGTGCCCGTAGCATGGGACACGGTAGTTTAACTCTTGGATGGGTTGCAAATTAGTAAAAATCGTTTATAATATCAGCATCACTTAGCGGTGAAATCTCAGTAATGCTTGTAAATTCCCGTGCTAGTACTGACTAGTCCGCTAACGCCCGCAAGGGTGACGGGAATTTACAAGCATTTTTTTTGTTAAAAATGAATCATTATCCACACCATATAGGTGATTTTGATAAAGCTACGAGGCATTTAAACCGCCTTGAACGTAGCATTTATAGGGACTTGCTAGATGTCTACTATGAAACAGAATCACCATTAACCCTTGACCTTGAAAAACTCAAGCGGAAAATTCTAGCGTCTAGCGAACAGGAATCAACAGCCGTTGAACAGGTGTTGACAGAATTTTTCTTAGAAGCCCCTAACGGCTGGTTTCATTCAAGGTGCGATGCTGAGATTCTCAAGTTTCAGGACAACACGACTCAAAAAGCGTTAGCTGGTAAGGCTTCGGCTGCTGCAAAAGCTGCTAGAAAGCAACAGGCGTTGAACGGGTGTTTAACAGACGTTCAACGGCACTTGAACGGCACTTCAACTAACCAGAACCTAGAACCAAGAACCAAGAACCAAGAACTAAAGAATAGGGCGCAAGCGCCCACGGCTTACGCCGATTTACTTTTAGGAGTTCCAAGCCAAATAGTTGAAGACTGGAAAGCACTTCGCAAAGCAAAGAAAGCCCCGATAACCAGAACAGTCGTAGAAGGCGCGATAAGCGAATCTGTGAAGGCTGGCATGTCGCTAACTGATTTTCTTGCTGAATGGTGTTCCCGTGGCTCTCAGGGGTTAAAGGCTGAATGGCTTACAAGCCCTAAATCTGCCAACTACGAGCCGCCGTACGCAAAGTACATGCGCGAGAAAATGGAGCAGATAAGCCCGTCAATCGCTGCTAAAAACCCGAATCACCCAGTCAAGAGTATTGACCCTAACGAATTTTTACGAACTATCGAGGCTCAAAATGTTATCAGAATTAATTGATGTTATTTTCAAAAAATGCACCTTACGCTATGGTCGTGACTTTACGGGGCGCTGGGAGGGGCTGGATATTGCAGACGTTAAGGGTGACTGGGCGCATGAATTGAAAGGCATATTGCCTGAATCAGTGGCGTACGCATTGCAGAATCTGCCCGATAAGCCGCCTACAGTGGGTGATTTTCGCAGGGTGGCACTCAATGCGCCAGTGAAGCCTTTGGAGCGCCTAGAGCCGCCTAAAGCTAATCTAGAGGTAATGAGGGCAGCGCTGGAAAAGTTGAAGCAATACACAAATAAATCATAAAACCTAGGGTTTCCCCTAATAGATAAACAAACAAAAGCCTAGACAATAAAGCCATGAACGCAGAATACGCACTAACCCAGCTTTTAAGGCTAGACCCGCTAACCTTTGATGAAATAAAGTTTTACACAGGCTGGACAGATGAGAAAACAAACAACGCAATCGAAAAGTGCAAAGCTAGTGGAGAAATTCAACGCAAGTGCTTCAAAAACCAATTCGGGTACAAATGGGCAGTGCGAACAATGCCAGATACGCAAGGAAGCCCCGCTATACAACGTATACAGCCCACGGTGCATCATGTGTGGGGTGTACGGAATAAAAGCGCTGCAACGGCTGGATATAGAGCGTTTAGCAAAGACGGCGAGGCTAAAGACTTGGTTAAACGGCTACGTGAATGATGGGCATGACGAGCAAGAACTTAGAAGATTAGCGAAAACCTAGGCGCTGCAAATTATTCTGTTAAAATAATGTCATAGCTAGGGTGGCCGCCCGAAAAGAGAATTGAACCTCCTCCTGCTATAACTTTAAATTGGTTCACATGAAAGGTTCAACATGCTAAATCATGCGTATCTACGCGAAATACTCCACTATTCAATTATAACTGGTCGGTTTTATTATTTGAAGTCAACAGCTAGATGCGTTAAAGTTGGCGATACAGCTGGGACTTTGCATGCAGACGGCTATAGGTTAATTAGTATAAAAAACAAAATATACAGCGCGCACCGCCTCGCATGGTTTTACTGTACGGGCGAATGGCCTCAAAATGAAATTGACCATAAAAATGGTGTTAGAGATGCTAATTACTGGTTAAACATACGAGATGCGGATAGATTCGAAAATAGTTTTAATCGGGCTGTTAGGAAAGATAGCTCTACTGGATTTAAAGGTGTAGAACGTGCTGGCAATCGTTTTCAAGCAAGAATAAGAGCTAATGGGAAAAGATATGGACTTGGCTTATATGCAACCCCTGAATTAGCCTATGCCGCACGAATTAAAGCTGAAAAAGAATTGCATAAAGATTTCGCGCGTCAATAGGTATAAACACCTATAGATTTAGCAAAATAAACCTAGACAATTGAGCTATGAAACAACTAATAAAACGCATTGTATCAATAATTATTGGACTGATAATTGCAATCAGAATTACCATTGCACCAATCATTTTATTTGGCGTATTTTTTCTAACCCCGTTAATTTTGATTGCATTGGCTTACTCAAAAATAGATAAGTGGCTAACAGGTAAAAGTCTTACGTATACTGATGGGGATAAAACCGCTTTAGAAATGGCTTTTATATGTACTTTTGGTGGCGCTGTTTACGGTGTTGCATATGTTGTAGCTAGGTGGAATAAATGACTGATCTACAAACCGCCTATCTAGCCCACTATCGCAGATTTAAAGCAATGGGGCTAAAGCCACTTACATTGTCGCAAGTATGGGATGCTTGTTTTGACCCTATTGTTGTGCCAGTTTTTATTAAGGAGATGAAATGATTGAGTTTTTATTTGCTTTGTTTGGGTGGAGTACAAGGTATCACATTTCGTTAATGTACGTCGAAAACGGGTGTGAAGTTTACTATCGAGATTGCATAATTATTCAAAGGCCTTGGTTTTCCGAGGATAACTATAAAAGATTGCCTGAAGAGTTGCGATATTTTTATAAAGCAACCTCAAAACCTACAATTTTGAGTATTTACAAACTATGAAGCCAGTCTTTATCCTATCCACTCCAATAGCTCGCGCTAATGCTGTGCAAGCCGTCAAAACAGCGCCTGATGGTTACAAAGTAACAGTACAACCCAAAGGCAGAAGCCTAGACCAAAATGCGAAATTTCACGCTATATGCGAAGAGTTAGAAAAACTAGGCGCTGCATGGGCTGGCAAGGCGCGAGACGCAAAAGAATGGAAGGTGTTGCTAGTCTCAGGCCACACAACTGCGACAAAAGGTGAAACTGAGATTGTGCCAGGGCTTGAAGGTGAATTTATCAATATAAGGGAAAGCACCGCCAAAATGGACAAACAACGTGGTAGCAGCTTGATTGAATATTCAACGGCTTTTTTAGAAAGTAAGAGATTATGAGTTCACAGGAATTTACCAAAGCTGAGGCCATGAACGCTATTTCGATAGTAGGGCTAGCAAAATCAAACGCAGAGTGCTACTGTAAAGACGCTGGCGATATAGCAGTATCTGCAATAGTGGCGCTAAAAATGGCGGTACAGTTCGCAGAAAAGGGTATACCGCCTGATGTTGTCGAGACCTTGACATATCGCGACCCACGCGAAACATGCAAACATTGCAGCATTCCAATGGAGCTAGGTAAGGCGCTGGTAAACCGTGCAACTGGTGTAAATGACTTTGCAGGTGGTGAAGTTGTAACCATGTCGCTAGACCCTAAGCAACCGGTAATGATTGATTGCTGGAAGTGTGCAGAGTGCGGATTTAGTAGGAGCGCTGGCAGTGAGAGCTATTAGCCTAACCAAAACCTACAAATGCAAGGTTTGCAAGTCGCCATACACCAAGCGCAACAGCTGGCAAACCATTTGCGAATCGGTTGATTGTGTGATTGCAATTGCAGTCAAAAACCAAGCAGTTCGTAAAAAAGCAGAGCGTAAAGAGACAAAAGCCAAGATTAAAGTATTGACCGACACCAAACCAAAGCTAACCAAAGCCGCGCAAACAGCCTTTAATGCCTATATTCGATACAGAGACATAGGACAGCCGTGTATAAGCTGTGATAGCCCTATTAAATGGGATAGCGAAGCAACTGGCGGGGCTTGCGATGCGGGGCACTGGTTAAGCGTAGGCGCTAGAGTAAATTTAAGATTTGATGAGGATAACTGTCATGCACAATGTAAACACTGTAATAACCAACTATCAGGCAATACTGCGAATTACCGCATTGGACTGGTTAAAAGGATCGGAATAGACCGAGTAGAGGCACTAGAGTGCGACCATAAGCTAAACCACTACACAAAAGACGATTTAAAAGAGATAGAGGCGACATATAAACAAAAGCTAAAAAGCCTAAAAGCATTGGGCGAAATGGTGAAACTAACTGAAGAAATGGGATTGTATGAAATCAGTAATGGGTAATTTTAGCAATAGCATTGTTGGCTCTGATGCTTACAAAAAAGCTCACGCCAATAGCAATATGCAGGCGGTTCAAGTCTACGAATCAAGTAGCGTTTTGGATTTGCCAAAAATGACCGATAAACAATGGGACTCTATGACTAAAGAGCAGCAGGAGCATCAATTGGCATGGGAGGCTAAATTGGTTAAGGCTTGCGAAGGTTTATATGTGGAGGCGAGTAAAAATCATCCTGATTTAAAAGTCGCTTATATTTAACCTAATGCTAAAACGCCATTTGTTACATTTTCGGCGGTTGATATAGAAAAGAGTGGAAAATGAAGTCACTAACACCTAATTCACAAGCTGTTTTAGACTTACTACCCGCAACAGCGCGAGACATATCCGCCAAGCTAGGATTTAGCCGTACAACAGCATCAAGCTGCATACGGGTTTTAAAAGCTAAAGGACTAGCTGCGAACGGCGATAGACTGCTAATTCCACACGGGGAGCAGATTGTTTACGTAAGGACAATGAAAGGTCATGAATTTGAAGATGATACGCCGCCTTGTATCGTGCCAAAAACGACATTAACAGTGTGGCGAGGTAAAACGCCTTGGATGGAGAATAGAGTATGACGCCACAACAAATCACAAAAGCCGCAGAAGACAGAGAAAAAGAAAGGCAATTGCGCCCAACAATCAACAGTGTAAAAAACACTGGGTTTAACCACAAAACGCCTGAATATGAAGAGCACATAAAAACAATAAAAGAAAACCAACGCAACGTAGGGAAAGCCGGTTTTAATGAGTACGGTGTACCGTTACATGCTTGCAATGGGTATATACAAAACGAACATTACTGGGCATGGATTAAAGAAAAGAATCGACTAGACCCATTAGATAAGCGTTTTCCTAGGGTTTTCCCTATTAGGGTTTAAACATGCAAAACATAGGGTAAACCCTAATAACAGAATTAAAACAAATAGGCATAATTGAGGACAAGCAAGGCAATAGTGCCAAGCTAAACAAAGGGGTAGATTATGAAAACACTTTTAACAATCATTTTGACAGCGCTTTTAACAGCATGTGGCGGCGGCTCTAGCGGAGATGGTACACAGCACATCATTAGCTATGGGCAGAGCCTGAGTGTTGGTGAGCGGGCGGTGTTGTCTTTTCCTGACAACTTGGGATTGCCAAACGACTATGAGGATGTTGGTTTTATGTTCTCAGACGGAGTAAAATCATTAGGTACATTGCCCTTAGTGCCGTTCCTAGAGTCAAACGCTAAAATCAGCGGGTCTCCCATGAATGTGCCAACGCCAGGGGAAACTCCACTTTACGGTGTGTTAAAGCAGTTACGCGGGTTGCCCGGCCAGCGCATTGGCTCTGCGCCCGGCGTTGGAGGCGCGTCCATTGTGGATTTAAGCAAGGGAACGATTCATTACAATCGATTACTAACTAATGTACGTAACGCAATGTCGCAGTCTCAAGCGCCGTACACAGTTCCTGCAATAGTATGGTTGCAAGGTGAGGCTGACGAATACACTGGTGTACCTTATGCTTACCTGCTTAATAAATTAGCTAATGATTTGGATGCAGATATTCGAGCTATAACCAAACAGCCCCACCCTGTACAAATTCATATTTGCCTTGTCCAAGCATCGTATGCAGCACCGCAGCAGCAATTGGTAGCTAGTCAAAATCCAAACGTGTTTATGGCATGTGAAAACAAAGATTACGCAAAATCTGATGGCACGCATTTCTCTGCTAGCGGTTCAAGGGCGGCGGGAATGGCTTTGGGCGCATCTATTTTGCGAAACATGAAATAAACTGTTAAAATACCATATCGCAGTTAAGCCCTCGCAATGGGGGTTCTTTTTGAATACCCTTTAGGACTCAAATGCAAATAGAAGCTAATCTCGGATATAAACACGCTGGCGAAGGTGTAAAACTACCTGAGTACCTTGTAAGAATGACTCACCGTGAGGCGATGGCGTTAGGCGCTAATCGCTTTGAAATTGGCGAACAGCTTAATGTCATTGACTGCTTAGGGGGTATTGAAAATCACATTCACACACTAAACAGAATCACAAACGATTTAAATCGCATAAACAAAAAAGATGCTGCTGAAAAGTTAATAGAGGCAGTTCTACGCAAAGAGCCTATGAATGAGCTTACTCGATTAGCGTCACTTGCTGCGTGGAGCGATGACCGTGATTAAGGGCGTATTGGTTTATGCGAGGGGGTTTAAATGACTAAACAAGCTTACACTGATAAATCAATATCTGCTGATATTCAGCGGCTTTTATCAATCAATAAAGATTTAGAATCCGCCATTTTTGAGCTTAGGCGGTATAGTGCGTCACTGGAATCAAGAGTTGATACTTATCGAAAGCAATCTGAATTAAAGTTTCATCAACTTGAAAAGCAAATGGCATTTCATGACATCTCATCCAGTCAGGTCATTGGGCACAATACGCAAATAGAGTTTTTGAAATCTAAAACAAATGCAACCAATAAAGACTTGGCTGACCTTAGAGAGACGTGCGCTGAGTTTGTTTTATCGACAAAACAAAAGCCAAGCAGTTCAATGATAGAGGTTTACTGGCTAGGCTGCTTTGCATGGGGTATGGGTGGTGTAGTTGTAACATTAGCCGCGCTTAGATTTGGAGGGGTTATTTAAATGAGCCTAACATCTAAACAAGAAGCATTCGCCCAAGCTGTAGCAAGCGGGTTGACTCAAACTGAAGCATACAGAACTTGCTACGACGTAAGTCCTGAAACATTGAACTCTTCAGTATGGGAGCAGGCTAGCCGTGTAGCAAATGACATCAATGTGTCGTCAAGGATAGTTTCATTGAAGGACGAGATAGCAGCAAAAGCCCTTTGGACACGCGAGGACAGCGTTAGAACGCTTAAAACAGTGATTGAAGGCAATGATAAGGGAAATGAGATTACGGGCGCTGTGAAGGTTTTAAACGAGATGCACGGATATAACGCGCCTAAAGAATTGAATGTAACCGGAGGGATTAGTCTTAATGTCAGTTTCGATTGATGCTAGATTCCCAAAGAAGCTACAGTTTCTATTTAAGCCTAAGCGGTATAAAGTCGCACATGGTGGTCGTGGAAGTGGAAAGTCGTGGGGGTTTGCTAGGGCATTGTTGATATTGGCGGCTAATAAATCCACTAGGGTTCTATGTACACGAGAAGTTCAAAAATCCATTCAACAATCTGTGCATCAATTGTTAAAAGACCAGATAGCAGAATTGGGGCTAACATCGTTTTATGAGGTATTACAGACAGAGATTAGAGGTCGCAATGGCAGTGCTTTTTACTTTAGTGGATTAAGTGACCAGACCGCTGACACATTGAAATCCTTTGAGGGGGTGGATATTTGCTGGTGTGAGGAAGCGCAGTCAATCTCAAAAGCAAGCTGGAATATTCTTACTCCAACAATTCGTAAACCTAATAGTGAGATATGGGTTACTTACAATCCGCAGCTAGAGAGCGACGAAACGCATAGACGCTTCATTATCGAGCCGCCGCCTGATTGCATCTCGGTTGAAATGAACTACAACGATAACCCTTACTTTCCTGAAGTATTGGAGAATGAGCGGCTTCACGCCGAAAAGACCATGAAGCCCGAGGATTATGCGCATATCTGGGGCGGTCAATGTAAACCCGCTGTAGAGGGCGCTATTTACTTTGATGCCATGAGTCAGTCTATCCAACTAGGTCGAATCTGCAATGTCCCGCATGACGGCAACTTAAAGACGCACCTTATCTTTGACCTTGGTATGGCTGACAGTATGACCATAATCTTAGCTCAGAAGGTTAGCAGCGAGATTAGGATTATTCACTACATAGAAGGCAATCAAAGAACCTTAGCTGACTACAGCGCAGAGCTAAAAGAATTAAGGCTTGATGGACAACCTATGAATTGGGGTGTTGTTTGGTTGCCACATGATGGATTCCACAAAAAACACCAAACTGGCATAGATGACCGACAAGTGATGGAAAATCTAGGCTGGACTGTTGACCCAACTGGTGTGCCTAATACTGAGGTGACAACGGGTATTGATAGGGCGCGAGAGGTGTTCCCACGCATTTACTTTAACAAAGAGCGAACCGAACGCCTGATTGAGTGTTTGAAGCGGTATCGGTGGAATATCAACTCAAAGACGGGGCAAGCCACGCAGCCATTGCATGATGAATTTAGTCATGGCGCTGATGCTTTTAGGTACTTAGCCTTAGTTGCAGACCAGATAAGTAATAACACAATGGGTAATAAACCCATCAAATATAAGACAACATATCTCGCTTAGGTTATAATCGCCTCATAAAAACGTTGGGAAACGCTGCTTATGGCTAAGATGGACAAAGAAGAACTATTAGAGCTACTTCGCTCCAAAGAGCAGGCGGCGGCGCATTACGTCCACGGCGTATTAGGTTCTGAGCGTGAAAAGGCTATGCAAGCCTATCACCGACTCCCTTATGGCAATGAACAAGAAGGCTGGTCAAGTGTTATCACCTCTGACGTGCAGGACACTGTAGAGTGGTTACTGCCCTCACTTCTAAAGACATTCACATCTACAGACAAAGCTGTATCATTCGAGCCGTCAACCGCTGCTGATGTTAAACCCGCTGAACAAGCAACAGACGCATGTAACTACGTCTTTTACAAGCAAAACAACGGCTTTCTTACGCTTTACACAGCAATCAAAGATGCTCTAACACTAGGTAATTGCGCGGTAATGTGGCGCAAAGAGACTAGCGAAGTGGTTAGCTCTATGCCGTTTAAAGGTGCAACCCCTGAGATGTTGGCGATGTTGTTGCAAGAAGGCGACGAAATCACCGAGCAGGAAGAAGCCCCAATCATTGACCCACAAACAGGCCAGCCAGCTATCGATATGATGGGTCAGCCTATCATGGGGTTCAATGGTCGATTCAAGCGAGTAGAGGAAAAGACCATAATCAAGGTTGAAGCCTTTAACCCTGCTGACTTACTGGTAGATAGAGAGTGGACAAGCCCGTTGCTGGGTGAATGCCCTTATGTCGCTAGGTTATATGAAGTAACTTTGTCCGACCTAAAACAAATGGGGTTTAAAGACGTTACTGCTGAAGAATTGCGTGCATCGTCAGTTTCAAACGAATCCGAGCGGGTTATATCAATCACAAGTCGCGACGGTTATTCACTGAACGATACAGACGACACAAGTGACCAAAGCGCTGATGACTCACTGGCTAAAGGCTGGTTGCGAATTGAGTATGTTTTAGCCGACATTGACGGTGACGGCATTGCGGAATTGAATTGCATTTATCGCTTAGAGAATGAGATTCTAAAGTCTGAGATTGTTAGCCATGTGCCATTCGCGACATTCTCACCGGTGCTGAATACGCATCGCTGGGATGGCTTAAGCATCGTTGACTTAGTAGGTGACTTGCAAAAGCTACACACAGAGTTGTTGCGACAAAAGCTAAATTCCATATATTTAACAGTAAACCCACGTCATACGGTGTTGACTGATTCGCAAGGCTCGCCTTATGCGAACATGGATGACTTCTTGAACATGCGCCCCGGCGCTGCTGTTCGTCAAACCCGCCCTGATTCTATCCAGCAATTAATAACGCCTCCTGCTGGTGGTGATGTTATGCCAATGCTTGATTACATATCAGGCATGAGAGAAGAACGAACAGGCGTATCTAGGACTAGCCAAGGCCTTAACCCTGACTCACTAAACAACACAGCCACTGGTCGAGCCTTAGACCAAAGCGCAGCACAGCAACGTATCGAGCTAATCGCCCGAATCATTGCAGAAGTCTTATTAAAGCCTACATTCTTAGGTGTACTCAAGCTCCTGACTGATGGCGACATGAAAAAGTTGTCATTCCGCTTGCGTGACGAGTTTGTTGAATATGACCCGAACGAATGGCGTGACCAATATGACATGACTGTTAACGTTGGTTTAGGCAGTGGTGATGCTAATCAAAAGCTCCAAGCGCTGCAAATGATTGCACAGAATCAAATAGCATTGATGCCTATGGGTTTAGCTACTCCTGACAATATCTATCACGTTCAATCTAAGATAGTCGAAGCTGCTGGGTTTAAAGATGTTCAAAACTTCATTAAAGACCCACAAGGACAGCCGCCTCCGCCGCCTCCGCAAGACCCTGCACTACAAATTGAACAAATGAAGCAGCAAGGCGCGGCACAGACGAATCAGTTCAAAGCACAGCAAGAGATGCAAACCTTGCAAATGACCACGCAATTGCAAGACGCACAACACCAACGTGAAATGCAACGCGATATGGAAGTCGAGCGCAATAAGCAAGAGATGCAAGCGCGAGACAACCAATTCCAAGCACAGCTAGACGCTCAAAAAGAATCACAACGTATGCAAATGGAAGAAGCCAGCAAAGAAGCTGACAGGATGTTGCAAAAGTACATCGCAGAGCTTAATGCCAAGGTAAAACTTGAGATTGCAGGCATTAAATCACCTGAAACACTCGAAGGCGAGGAGGTGGAAAAGGTCGAAAAAGAAGACAAGTTCTTGCAAGCTATGCAAATGATGCTTGAGAGAATGAATCAACCAAAAATGGTAGTAAGGGACAACATGGGTAAAGCAATCGGGATTCAATCCGTAGGAGCACAATAATGGCACTTAACACACAACTGGCAAATGCCACAGTCAACGGGCAGGCTGATAACCTCTCAGCTCGTTTAAACAGTGGTTTCCTCCGTATCTATGACGGCACACAACCAACAAATGCAGATACAGCCGTGGGCGCTCAGGTGTTATTAGCTGAACTTAACTTTTCAGCAACAGCAGCGCCAGCGGCGGTCAATGGGTTGATTACATTCAATGCGATAACCTCAGATTCAAGCGCAAATGCCACAGGTACACCGACATGGTTTAGGGCGGTGCAATCCAATGGAACGACTGTTGTAATGGACGGCACTGTAGGCGCGTCAGGCGCTAACTTGAACCTTACGGGATTGAGCGGAGGGCAAATTATTGCAGGCGGTACGGTTGCAGTCTCAGGCTTCACACACACGGTTGCTAAAGCAACGGCAGGTCTGTAATGCTTTTACTAACCTCCACCAGTGATATTGTTCGGCTGACCACAAGCGCTGCCACGTCTACCATTGAGGTTCACACAAGCTATGTTGATGTGAGTGGCTCAACAATCACACCTGACCGTAAAAACACGCGCATCACCACGGCTGGCACAACGACCATCGTCGCAAGTCCAGCGGCATCTACACAACGCAACGTTAAGGGCATCTATTGCACCAACAACAGCACAGGCACATCCTGCACAGTGGGTGTAGAGCATTTTGACGGCACAAATTCAATTGAATTAATTTCATTCGTGCTTTTGCCCGGTGAAAACTTGGGCTATCGCGAAGACGGCTCATGGGTGCATCGAGACGCGCAGGGCGCTGAATATCCACCAGCTGGCTTAGGTGCGTACACAGGTCGCTCTATTTCATTTATGAAATCAGGCACAGCACCCGATACGGCTGGCTACTGGTATGGTACTTTTAAAGATGCTGGCTATCCTGGGGCTTGGGCGCCCGGAACGCCTGGCGTAAATGGTCGAATCACTGACGGCACAACGGCTGCTGATTACGGCTGTATTCCAATACAGAATGCAACCGTAGGTGGCAACTTCTTGACCGAGTTGCAAATGACTGCATCGTTAAACCATTCGCACTTTTTCTACGATGTGCTGTGGGTTAACTCAGGCTTGAGCGTTACGACTGTTTCATCTGTTCAGGCAATCGCATCGCCCACACTGCCAGCGCGGGACTTGAACGGCACAACTGACGGTGAAGGCTGTGTTATTGGGTTGTACTTTTCAGCGGCATCTACGCTTGCAGCGGTTAACGCTTTATCGCAAGTCACCTACACCAACAGCAAGGGCGTGGCTAGCAGAATTGCAACACTCACAGCCATTCAAGGCTCACAAGCGCCAGCAACTCCTGTAGTCGGAACTGTGCTTTGGTACAACTTGGCAGCGGGTGATTCTGGGGTTCGTTCTATCCAAGGTTTTAATATTGGCGCGACTAGCTGGCTAACTGGCACTATCAATTTATTTATTGCCCGTGATATTGCAGCACTTGGGACAACAATCCCCAATGTGACAACGCCTAAGATGATTTCAGCGCCGGGCATTCGTTTGTACAACGGTTCATGTGTCCACCATTCGATTCTCGCGTCCGCAGCGACAGCCACGTTTTTCGCTGGTGAATTAGTCGTTATGGAGAAATAAATGGCATTTAAGGGCTGGTTCGATGGTGAATTGCGCCCTGATGCTTGGTTCGATGCTGAGTTACAGCCGGCTGGGTGGTTTGATACTGAGATTATCGGCACGGAAAGCGGCGGCGGTGGAATCACTGGCACGACAGAATCTTCTCAAGCGCAAACATCAAGCGCGAGTGGATCATTCACATTAAGCGCAGTATCTGGCGCAATTGCTACATATCAGGCGCAAACACTATCGGCAGTGGGCTTGTTTGCAACGGGCAGCATATCAGGGGTGATAACGACTTCTCAAGCGCAAAGTATCTCAGGCGCTGGTGTAGCAAATCCTCAAGCAGTATCAGGCGCGGCAACTACACGACAGGCGCAAACTCAAGCGCTCTCAGGCGCAGCAAATCCGCAAGCAGTCAGTGGCACAGGTTCTACCACTCAAGGGCAATCAGTATCCGCTACAGGAGCTGTTGCTGTTGGTGGGGTGATTGGCTTTAGTAGCCCAGAACAAGCACAAACAGCAATCGGTACGGGTGAGTTTATAGAGGCGGTAGCAACATCGTCATTCAATGGCGGCTTCGTTATGCGTCCGCGCAAAGTCTATGTCAGTCGCGGCAGGCATTACCTCATATTCAACACACACGAAGAAGCTGATGCTTATCTAGTCGCAGAAGAAGCGATTGAAGCGGCTAAGAAGTCAAGCCGGGGCGCTGCCAAGCGTAAGATTAAAGCACTCAAGGTTGTCAAGCCTGAGATTGTCGCAGAGCCTAAACTAGATGAACTATCGCTTTTATTGGCTAAGTTCAATGTAAATTATGACCTGCTTGAACTGCAAAAAAATAATGACATAGAGGCGTTATATCATATACAATCTATGTTATATGAGATGCAACAGGATGAGGAAGACATAGAACTACTATTAATGGCAGCATATTCATGACACAAACAGAAGAAGAAGTAAGAATTGGCAATGACGCTGCAATGGTGTTAGATAACGCCGCCTATCAACTCGCAATCAAACAAATGCACGATGAAATCCATCGTAACTGGAAAGCAGCGGACGTGCGCGATGTTGAAGGACAGACTCTTATATTGCAAATGTCCAAAGTAGCAGATTTATTTGAACTGAGCTTAAAAGGCTTAGTTGAGCGTGGAAAGTTCGCTAAAAGCAAGTTAGATTTAGATTCATTGAGAGCGCAAAAAGAACCTAAAAGCTGGGTTCGTAAAGTTATCGGGTAGTCACTTACCTTATTGGCTAACGTCGAGAGACGCGCCTAGTTCCTCTTAGTGACATAGAGGGGGATTCAGACCAAGGAAAAGCAAATGGACGGACAAGCGCAAGCACCCGAATCAGACGGCTTAGCAGAACTCGCCAACTTTTTATCTGACGAACCCATTGAGGAATCAGAGGAAGAAGGCACGACCGACGAATCAACCCAAGAGGATACTGATTCAGATGGGCAAACTCAATCGGATGATGCTAATGCTGATAATGGCGAAGAGGGTGACCCCGACGCTGTAGTCGCAGAAGAAGAGCCGGCAACTGAGCGAAAAATTCCAGTGACCATTAAGGCTGACGATGGCACAGAGGAAAAGCTAGAAGTCACCGAAGCTGAACTTGTCAAAGGCTATCATCGCCAAGCTGACTACACGCGCAAAACGCAAGCGTTAGCAGAGCGTGAAAACCAAGCCGTTCAAGTATTCCAACAAAAGCATAGCGAACTACGCGACAACTACTTACAACGCACTGAATTTGCTACTCAGGCGATTGCACAGTTAGCTGGATTCCGTAGCGACGCTGAAATGGCACAGTTAGCAGCGCAAGACCCTGCAACATGGGTAGCTGAAAACCAACGCCAAACACAAATCCGCCAAATTCTCGGAACGCTAGAGCAGCAATCTCAGGCTGAGAGACAAAACGCGGCGCAGCAAGCAGCACAGTATCAAGACACCCAACTCAAAGCAGTTAAAGAACGGTCGTGGGCTGAGTTGCAAAAAGACGGCATGGATAAACCCAAGCTGCAAAAAACATACGAAAGCGTTATGAAGAACTACGGTTATGAGCCGAAGGACTTTGCCACTGTGACTGACTATCGGTTAGTTCGCATGATGGCTGACGCAGTTGCATATCGTGAGCTTAAATCTAAAGCCCCAGCGGTAACGCAAAAAGCTAAAGAAGCTCCAAAGATGCAAAACAAACAATTTGTGCCGGCAAAACTCGACGCAGCGCGTGAGGCTAGATTTAAATCTGGTCGCGCAAAGCTAAACGACTTAGCGGCTTATTTTAATTAAGGACATATATCATGGCAGTTCCAGCAAATCTATATCAAAAAGGCTCACTCAAGGGTAACAAAGAAGACTTGATTGACAAAATCTTCAACACATCGCCAACGGAAACCCCGTTGACAAGCGCGTTTGGTCGCACCACTGCAACTTCTACATTCCATGAATGGCAGCGTGATGCATTGGGCGCAGCTAATGCCGACAATGCAATGATTGACGGCGATGACGCAACTATGACCGCACAGGTGGCAACAGACCGAGTGGGCAACTACTTGCAAACGTTCTCCAAAGTGTATGGCGTATCACGTCGCGCTAACATCATCAAGAAAGCCGGTCGTGGCTCTGAGATGAAATACTTGCGTGCGAAAAACATGCTTGAATTGAAGCGTGACGTGGAAAAAATGGTTGTGTCTAGTAACCCTGCGGTAGCAGATACTACTTCTGTTGCTGGTAAGTCTGGCGGTTTGGGTGTGCAACTGTACTCAAATGCATTGCATGGCGGTGCAGGCGCTACAGCATCATGGACTACAGGCGCTCCGACAACTGCGGTAACTGCTGGTACTAACCGTGCTTTCACTGAGGCATTGTTTAAGACAGCTTGCCAAAACGTTTACACCAACTCAGGCGCGTTTGTTGAAATGGCTGTGATGTCACCATCACACAAAGCAACATTCTCTGGCTTCACTGGTATTGCACAAAGTCGCTTCGAAGTTAAGGGTAAGCAACAATCGACGGTAGTCGGGGCTGCAGACGTATATATTTCCGATTTCGGAGCCATTTCGATCATGCCACACTACTTAATGGCTGGTGCAAATGAGGTGTATCTCTTGAACACTGACTACATCGAGCTTGCTACATTGGACGGCTTCAAAACCGAACAATTGGCGAAGACTGGTGACTCAGAAAAAGAGTTTACAACCTTTGACGTTTGTTTGGCGGTTCGTTCATCGACTGCTCAGGCAAAAATCGATGACTTGACACCTTAATGACTAAATAGCTCTATTCGAGCCGATGGGGTGAAATGCCCCTCCTAATTTTATGAATCCTATTGAAAACTTCACAGTAGACGAAGGCTTAGATGCTAATGGTGTACGCAAGCAAGTTCACTTTGGTGGCGATGATGTTGTCACTCAGTTAACTTTTGACGCAGAGCCAATTCTTAAAGAAGCTGCGGCGGCTCGTCAGGCTAATGAAGGTCAACGATGGGGCGAGGGTAAAGTGGTTGGTAAATTGCCGTTGGCAGTAATGAATCAATTGTTAGCCATTAAAGACCGCACCGAGCGCGATGTGGCAACAATGAATTGGTTGCGTAACAACCCTGCTTTTATCACTTACAAGCCACATTTTGAAGCGCATCGTGGAAGCGTGTTGTCATGACATTCACCGAACTAAAAACCCGCGCTGAGTCCTACATGCATAGGACAGATTTAGCAACATTGTGGACTACGTTTATCCCATTGGCTGAGTCTATGCTTTTCCGTGAACTAGACCTAAAAGAGACTGAATCTTCTGTGGTCTTAACGGCTTCTGGTGGTTATCTCACATTACCCGCTGATTTTGGCAAAGTCTCACGATTGACTTACACTAAAAACGGTCGCGAGATTAACTTAGATTACATTGATAGACCTGACTCTTATGTGAGTTCTACGCCTATTGGGTATTCTCAAGAAAACAACAAACTACGCATCTTTCCGTCATTGTCTGACAGTGACTACACGCTGTATTACCTTGTTAATATCGCGCCGTTGTCTGACTCAGTGCCGACAAACTGGTTATCTTTAAACGCTGCTGACTTGTACCTTTATGCAACATGCCTAGAGGCAGCTAAATGGGCGCGAGACGGTGACCAGATAGCTATCCTTTCGCCTATGGTTCAATCGTTGATAGATTCTGTTCGTAGCTTTTCAAAGCGCCGCATTTTACCCATGAATGCTGGGCTTCAAATCAAAATTAACCCACCACTTGTATGAGTTTTGTCAAAGTTCCTGCTGCTGGTCAATACGGGGTTAATCGTGATTTATCCACGCATGAACTACCTATCAATGTTTGGACAAATGCATCAAACATTCGTTTTATTGATGGCATGGCGGCTCAGGTATTGGGGTATAAAGACCTCTATCCTAGCCCCTCAGTCATTCCTTATCACGTCTTACCCGTAGATGTTCAAGGTGTTAGAACATGGATGTACGCAGGCGCAAATAAGATTTACACAGTAACCAATGGCGCGGTTCACACAAATATCACACGTCAAACCACTGGTGTAGATGTTAATTACAGCGCTATTCCTAATGGCTGGACTTCTTCTGTATTGGGTGGCATTCCTATCCTAAATAACGGGGTAGATGCGCCTCAAATGTGGTTATTGACTGGTAAAGCTCAGGCATTGACAAACTGGCCGGCAAACAATACCGCAAAGTCACTGAGAACATATAAAAACAGCCTGATTGCGCTGAATATCACCAAGTCAAGTACAAACTATCCATATATGGTGAAATGGTCACACCCAGCCGAAGCGGGAACTGTTCCCGTGACTTGGGATATTGCAGACGCGACAAAAGACGCTGGCGAATTTGATTTATCCGAGGGGTACGACACAGTTGTTGATGGACTCCCCTTGCGCGATTCATTCATTATTTACAAACAATCGTCAATCTGGCGCATGGATTACACGGGTGGCGTGTTTGTCTATCGCTTTCAAAAAATTATCTCTACTCAGGGCGCTTTGGCTAGGAATTGCGTAGCTGAGGTCAATGGTCAACATTTTGTTTTCTCTAACTCGGATTGCATTATTCATGATGGTCAAACTGCTGTATCAGTTTTAGATAAACAAACCCGTAGAGACTTGTTTACTCAAATTAACAACGACTATGCTGATAGGTGTTTTGTCTTTGTTAATCGCATGTTTAATGAGGTTCTAGCTTGCTATCCGTCTTTAGGTATGTCTATTCCTAACAAAGCAATGGTTTGGAATTATGTCGATAAAACAGTTAGTTTCCGAGATTTACCTGACGTACATCACGCAGATAATGGCGCTGTAGATGATTCATCTAACTCTACTTGGGATAGCGACACAACCACTTGGGATTCTGATAACACACCTTGGGACGGCTCAAGCGCTCAGTTAAATAGAACATTGTCCGTCATAGCAAGTAACAATCAAAAGCTCTTTTTGCTAGATAATGGATACACCAACAACGGGACGGCGATTAATGCCTTTATCGAGCGCAAAGGGTTGTCTGTTGGCGAGCCTGAATCAGTCAAGTTAATCCGTGGCGTACGACCTAGAATCTTTGGCGATAATGGCTATGTTAATGTTCAAGTTGGATATGGTGCGACACCTTATGACGAACCTATTTACAATCCCGCTGTTCAATTCAATGTGAACTCTACAGTTTCAATCGATTCAATGGTCACAGGTAGATACATGGCGATTAAGTTCTCAAGCGGCACTGCGACTAATTGGCGCTTAGATTCATACGATGTTGACGTACAGAAAGCAGGCAACTGGTGAGAAGCACAGAAGGCGCAATCCCTAAATACTCTGTAGGTTTAGTTCCTACAGATTCTGCATCTATGGCGGTTTTCTTAACTACTGAGTTAAAGAATATTGAAACCGCACTAAATAACAAAGACTTTTTAGAGCTAATTACAGTAGCACCAGATAAACCTAGAGACGGCATGATTCGCTTTGCAGATACTGGCGTTTTAGGTGCTTCAAAAGGGTTTTACGGCTACAAATCAGGAGCTTGGACATTACTTGGTTAATAGGTTAAAATAAGTGCATAGCTAGATTGGGATTAATTACCCTAATCGAAAAGGCGATTCGTTACCGCTCTGCTATTACTTTAGTAACGCTACCGATAACGAGGTACACAATGCTTACACACGCATATCTGCGCAAAATTCTCCATTACAGTGTAATTACTGGCGATTTTTATTACTTAAAATCAACAGCCAGGCGCATTAAAATTGGTGATATAGCTGGAAGCCTAGAGAATACAGGTTATAAGCGAGTAAAAATAAACAGTGAAAAACACCAATCTCACCGCCTCGCATGGTTTTGGGTTACGGGCGAATGGCCTGAAAAAGAGGTAGACCATAAAAATGGAATTACTGACGCTAACCAATGGTTAAATCTGCGCGAAGCTACACACTCGCAGAATATGTGCAATAGAAGTATAAATTTAAATAGCACCAGTGGTTATAAGGGTGTTAGCTGGGATAATGCATCTCAAAAGTGGCATGCTCGTATTGGCTTAAATAAAAAACGGAAAAGTCTAGGGTATTTTGATAATATCGACGATGCTTATGCAGAACGCCAAAAAGCAGAAAAAGCATTGCATGGAGGATACACTCGGTTATAATGAACATTATTTCAACGTTGTGAAACGCCATGATTACAGACCCAGCGACATTAGATGAGACGTTTTCTGTGGAGCACTACTTCTCAGATACGGTCTACGCAAAACGCCATTCACTCGCAAAGGGTGACCGAGTTGGCAAGCACAAACATCCTTATTCACACGTATCAATCGTCGGTTACGGCTCGGTTAGAGTCACTACGCCTGAAAGCTCTAAAGTTTACGATTCTGGCGAGGCTGTAATCATTGAGGCAAATATCGAGCACGAAATGCTGGCACTTGAAGACTCGGCGTGGTTTTGTGTTCACTCAATTAAAGGAGAATTAAAATGTTAAGTTGGGCAATTCCAATTGGCGGGGCGCTTCTAGGCGGTCTTATGGGGTCTGAAGAAAAGACCGTAGGTAAAGTCAACCCCACATCACAAACAACCACAAGTTCGGGTGGTTCACATCGCCAAGATAGCTTAGACCCGCGCATGGATGCATTGTTGTATGGTTCTGGCGGCATTGTTCCGACTGCAACAGACTGGTATAACAAAAACCGTTCTGGCCTAAATGAACAAATGATTACTGGTATGAATAACCAGTGGAATCAACTAGGCGCGTCTGCTCAGGGCTTCAATCAAATGCAAAATTTAGGCATGGGATTGATGGGTGGTGGTGCGGCTGGCAATCCGTTCACTGGTGGTGGGGGCATTGCCAAGCAAGAGATGAAATACATACCCGCAACACTTGGCAGTGGTACGGAAAATCCGTTTGTCATGCCTGCTGCTACTCCAGTTCCTGCTGCTTATGGCGGTGGTGGCGGCGGAGGCGGTGGCGGCGGTGGTGATTTCAACTCTAGCGACCCTTGGAGTGGTGTAACAGCTCCTGCTGCTG